AAAAAATTCTTAATTCTTTGAAATATATTTTTTAACATATTTTATCTTCACCTCTTTTATTCTTATTTTTTTTGTTTTTACGGTGCAACGATCAGATATACAAATCCGTTATCAGTCGTATCAGTTACCCACCCAGATCTCCCGATTTTTTCGGCAGCGAGTGCAACTGCTCCAGTGCTTCCAATACTTCCGGCACCAGCAGCAGATATATCTCTTACAACCATTGTCCCGGCAGTCAAAGCAGTATTAATTAACATCGGACAAAGTCCCCAAGTCTGCAACCAGAAATACGGGGTTGCAACGGGAACGGCTACTGGAGCAACTCCCACTGATAGCCCCGTCATAACAGTCGGAGCGTCAACTACATCATCATATAGATTTTTTATAATTCCTGCGGCTCCTGTAGAAGAAGCAATCAAAACTTCTAATGGGGTTGTAAAAGTAAATTTTACTTCGGCTCCCGAAGCAGAAGAAGCAGGATGGGATAATATTTTCTTCATTTGCCCAACACCTTGAACTGCACTCCCATCACTAACTATATAATAACCGTCCTTAAACTTATTAGCAGCAATTACTCCACCTGTAGAATTCAATGTTGCATAACCATAATCTGCTCCGGCGGTACTTGCTGTATCAATATCAAGACCATGACCAGCAGTTGAAGAAACAGACCCACCATAAGCGGCAGATTGTATCAAATGTCCTGCAATAAGAGCTGTTCCGGTGCAACATTTTGCATATCTGTAAACTTTGCCATCGTGAGCTCGCCTTGTCCCTAAAGCATAATTTTGTGTAGCACTGACTGCCATTATTGCTTGTGCAGATTTATCGGTTTCCAGACCACCCTCGGTAATTAAATCACAATCTATCCCATCAGCAAAAGCGTCTTTTACTAATCGACTCCAGTCTTGCCCTATGTCAGTGTCTAAGGTACTCAAATTTCTCTTCATTTTTTTTCACCTTCTTTATTCCAACAATTTCAATAATTCGTATTTCTTAATATTGTTTTCAAATTTAATATTTTTCTCTTTTGCTATTTTACGAAGTTCGAAGTAATTCATCTTCTCATAAATTTCGGTAACTTCTACTTCAAGAAATTTATTAGCTTCAAAAGCAAAGTCATCATCTTCGGTTGTGATTTCCGCATTTTTTGTCAGAAAAAACAATTTGCCTTTGACTATTATATCTTTTGAAATTCCAAAGTTATGAATTTTATATAACATCGATTACCTCCTTCTTCGGATTATGAAACTTTTCAAGTTTCGGTTTTAGTTTATCTATATCTTTCAACTCGTTTTCCCAAATCACTAGAGTGTCGAATCCAAATTGTTTAAAGAAATCTATTCGTTCTTGAGGATCATCATCCCGGTGCCAGTATGTTCCGTATAATTCCAACAATTTTTTCTGTCCGTTAACATTCATGAAATCGGGATTTTTGCCTCCGAGAATGAATGAGAAATCTCCAACATATTTGTATTCGTTGGGAAACATTTCTTTCAAGATTTCGCCTAATTTAGTTTCTGGTTTATTGGGTCGCAAGTTTAAAGATTTTTGCAAGTTTTTCCAGTAAGTCATATTTTCTCTACAACGCTTTTGAGCCGCAAATTTATATCTTTCAATAGATTCAGGAGAACGTTTTTTGCCAGTTATAGCTTTTGTCATATTCTCTATGGCTAATTTACTTTGTTTATAGCCCCGAAGAGAATCTCCTGTCCTTTTTCCATTTAAAGCAACTCGTTTATCTGTAAATTTTGTAAGTCCTTTGTTCCAAGGGATTATCCCTTTTTTGAAATTGCCCGACCCCAATCTGAGACCTTTTAGATGTTTTTCTCTTTCATCTTCTGAAATATTTTCCCAATGTTTTTTCATAGAATTGCTCATATTTTTCTTAGTCTCTTCACTGGCTTCTTTGTTTCTCATTCCAAAATTTTCATCTTGCCGAACAATTCTTTGCTTTTCCTGAAATTCTTTCGTAGTCCACAAATATTTTTTGACACAACTTTTGGAACAAAACCGCTGTTTATAGGAATTGCGTACTTCTCCATAAAAGGGTTTTTTACAATATTCACAAATAATTTCTTTTAACATACTTTATCTCCTATTAGCCAGTATGTGTTACATTATACAAAAGACATGCAGCCTCGGGATTTTCAATTTGAACGTCTGCCCTTATGCTATAGAAAATATAAACTGCTTCATCCGCAGGTTCTCTTTTACTTTCTAACTTTAATTCCCTTTGCAATGCAATGATAAAATTGTTTTTATTTGTCAAAATTACATCAGTATAAACTCCCGAAGTAGACCCTTCAGTTCCTAAAGCTCCACTTGACATTGTGGTTGGCATTTGTGGAACATCTACAATCTTAATTTTTCCAAATTTTAAAGGAGCATCTCCTAAAATTGCATTATCTCCAAGTACAGTAGAACGTTTCGCTAAAGCATCAATATAATCGACTGAAACTATATCATTACAGAAAAATCTTAAATTAGATAATCCTGCCCGTTTGTATTTACTTTTGAGACTGGATATCATTTTGCTAAATTTAAATTCCCAATTATAAGCTCCACTTGTAGTTTGTGTAGCAATTCCGCCACAGGTACTAGCAAAATTACCAGTTGACAGTGCATCGAGTAAAGTAGCTGCATTTGGTATACTTCCCGAACTATAAGGAGTAGTATCACATAATCTTGCCCTAAACCCAGTAAATATACTTCTGGCATCAGTTGCAGCATAAGCAGTAGTATTTCCAACATAGAATATCTCGTCCAATTCGTTAGCTACTTTTTTAGCTACTAATTTCATAAGATGATCGGCAAATTTTTCGCCTTCAATTCCATCTTCTAAATCATCATCATAAATGACTACGGCTCCCCTTAGCTTTTTACTTGTCAAAGTTATCTTACCTTCTGAAAATTCTTTGACATAATCAGAACTTGCAAAAGTTGCGGCGGGTTTCAAAAATCTTGTACCACTCTTCCATCCCAAATATCTAATATTCTTTTCATTCTTGTTCATTTTTACTATACGAACATTATCTGCCCAAAAACTTTCATCAACCACATAGTCAATAAATTTGTCAGCTTCCTCTGGTGTTAGAACTATATCAGGCAGTGCTAACATTCCTTTTAAAAATTCTTTCTTATTTAATAAACTCTTATTGTCTAACATTTATTTTCACCTTCTTTGTTTTAAAAATTATTTATTCGTCATCCTCTGGCATAAGGCTTGGCCAGTTGCCTTTTTTTACTTTTTCTTTATCTTTGTCAACTTTTTCTTCTTCAATACTTTTTTTGACACCCTTCACTTCTTCGACTTTTCCCAACCGGGTTACTACATCCTCAACGATTTTGCTATTTTTAGAAATTTCCCCTAAAATAGATTCTTTAAATTCTTTTAAAGATTTTTCAAAACCATTTTCTTCTTTGGGTTCTTCTTTTTTCTCTTCTTTCTTTTCGACTTTTTCCTCAACTTTTTCCTCTGGTTTGTCTTCAACCTTTTTAACTTCGGGTTGATCTTCTTCGGGTAAAATACTCATTAAGCATTCAATAGCCTTTTTGAGATTAGCCAAAGAATCTTTCGACAATTTTGCACCCGATTTTTCTACTTCGGTATCATCTTTCTTTTCTTCTTTTTCGGGATATTTACTAACGGCGAATTTTGCCAGATTTATTACTCCGTCAATTAATTCGTCTGGTAAATCTTCCCTGTATTTCTTGAAAATATCTAAAGCATTTTTTAAAATCTTGATATCTTCCTCTGCAAAAGTTTTGACTTCCGGTTTCATATCTTTTGCAATTTCATCTTTGTATAACGATTTATACAATTTTACTAATTCGTCCATTTTGTTCACCTCTTCTTTTTTTCGATTCTCATTTTTATCATCTTGTCTAAAAGCTATTTTAGCCAAATGATTTTTTTCTTCAAATGATTTATCATTCTTCACTATAAAATATTTGGTTTTGTTTGCCGGGATATTTACCAGCATTCAAAGAGAAACTTCATTAACGTCTATGTCAATTAGTTTTCTCATTTGCATCACCCTCTTTTAGTTTGCATCCAATAAAAAAAACGGATAGCAAACTATACATTTTTTTAATTCATATAGCTTGTATCCGTTTTGAAGCATTTTCGTTATAAAAATCTTCCAGGCATACAACTTTGTGAACTTATCTATTTATTATTTTTCTAAATATATACTATCTTTTTTGATGTGTCAAGTTAAAATGCAAAATAATTGAAAATAATTTTTTATTTACTCTGGGCGAATCCCGCCATTGAAAATCCTGTCAATTCCCCTGATTCTACGGCATTCCAGATATCTTTATTCCCTTTATCTCCGAGAAAAACGCTCATCCACCAGTCACCCTTCCGTAATAAAAATTGCTCATCTTTTCCGCCTTTGTGATGTTCATCCTCTACAAAATAATTTTCGATTATCGGTACATCTCTTGAAACCCCTTTATGCATGATTTTTATATTTTTCTTTTTAATCATATATTTTTTAAGAGCAGCCCACAATTCTTTTTCTGTCGTGTAGTCACCTTGTGCATCTTCTGTGTTTGAATGATAAACCACCCCACCCACTATAAATTCTTTGGAATCAATTTTTTGAAATTCAAAATTTATATCTTTATTTTTTGCAACTTTTTTTTCAGCTTGCTGGGGTTCGGCTGGTTTTTCGTTACCACTTCCCATTGTAGGTTCTTCCGAAGACTGCTGACCCGGACCCGGTCTGGAACTTCTTCTCATTTGTCCACCACATTTTGGGCATTTGATATTTTTGCAGTGAACGACTGTTTGCATTTTGTAGCCGCATTCGATACATTCGCAATTAAACATTTCTGGGTTTTTATCGGCTTTTTCTGCCTCTTTTTTATGATCTTCTATCCACTTATTTGCCTTATCCATTGTCCATTCTTTACTTCTGGCGAATAGATAAGTATGTACCTTTTTTTCATCTCCGCAATATAATGCCTTGATACCCTTTTCTGCTGATATATCGATTGTAGCAGTTACCTTACATTCTGCAACGGGAATCCTTACATAATTTTCAGAAACTTCAGGCTTGCTTATCTCAAAACTATTTTCATCTAAAGTTTCCCCACTGTCTACGATTCTCCCGCTCCACTTTTTTAACGCCTCATCAATTTTTCCCTTATATTCTAAAAGACCTTTTGATAAATTAATTAAATATATTTTATTTGGGGTTAATTCATCTGCTAATTTCATCAATTCCACAAATGATAATTCTCCCGTTACCCCGTCATTTTCGTAATCACTGACTTTAACAATCCAATTAGTCTTGAGAATTGAATCACCCGCCATTTTAGTTAACGGAAAAAGTTCCGGCAATATCGAAACTCTAATATCGCCTTTGGTAATTTTTATTCCCATTAAATCTTTGGCTATTTTTATTGGGGCAACCACCGATTCACCTTTGGTAATCTGTAATGGTTTCATCAGTAAATGTTTATTTGCTATCTCTAATTTATCTAATATTTTTCCCATAGAATAAATGGGCAAATTATATTCTTTCAGTATCTCATAACATTTATCATCTTTTTTAGTTACGATAATATAATCGATGTTTTCCCCTAAATCTTTTTTGCTTAATATCGGATCGATCAGAAAACTATCATTATCGATATTCACCAACAGTGTCCCACCTAAATTTTTGATAAAGAATTTTTTAGTCTTTTCAAGTTCTTTATCGATATTCCTTTTATTAAATTTTAATTCCCGTGTCTCAAATTCCCTTGATAAAACTTTATATCTCTTAAAAAATATTTTCCATTCCACTTTTAACAACGGTTCTCTTTTTTCAAATCCCATATATTTAGCAAATAATTGTAAAAATCGTAATCGTAAAACATATAGATTTGAATTTGCTATTTTTCTTAATCTTGATTTAGTTACTTCTTCTAACCGCATTTTTCAACTTCACCCCTTTTATGTACTTTTATTCCATTCTTTTTGACTACAATATACCTTGCCACTTTTTAAACTATCTAAATTCGCATAAAACATTAGTTCGTAATTTGATATTTTATCGGATTTTTCCCAAATATCCATATTTTTAATTTCTTTATTTTTTTTCTTTTTGGCAAATGGGCAAAAATAATATCTACAAACTATTGGGCGATATTTCCAAATTCTGCACAATCTTGTTTTAGGGTCAAACGCCCTACACCGCCATAAACCATTTTTTTTCTTTACCCAGATTATATCTTTAACATAAAGCCAATCACCCATTTTTAAGGTCAACGGATTAACCCCTTTTCTTCCATGTTTTAATTTAATATCTGCGTCATCACAACAAGTCCTGACACAATCTTTACAGCTAATTTTTTCCAATTAATCACCCCTCTAAAATTTTTATAACATCTTCCAAGCTTCTGACGACAAAATATTCGCCGCCTAATTTTTCAAATTTATCTTTCCATATTTTTTGGTTATCGGATAATTTTCCTATTTCTGATTTTACTTCTAGGGCAAGAGTCTTTGCAAACTCAATATAATAATCTCCATCACAAAATATTTTATTAACCCAAACTAAAATATCCGGGCTTCCTTTTTTGCCAGTTTTTATGTAATGCCCTGATTTTGTTGCAACATTCAGAGAATTACTCCTCTGAAACATTAGTTTACCCATGTTCTCCTGAATTTGCAAATAATCCAAAATTACCCGCTGAATTTCAGATTCTTTTATGTGAATTTTTGCCATCGAAAATCCTTCCCTTTTTTAAGAAATACTATTGGTTAAGAAAAAAGTATTTTAAATATTTTTTTTCTCTTCTTTTATTCTTTATTTTCTTTTTCTTTTTCTTTTTCTTTTTCTTTTTATTACCCTAACCACTTGCAAGTCACTACCAAGCCCCTTATAAGGGACTACCTAACCACTTGGTAACCCCTTCTAAATTTAGTATATAGTAATAGTTTCAAGACAATATTTTTTTTCGTGATATTTTTTTTACGTTTTTTGTTCAAGTTTTTTTCGTCGCCTATTTTTTCGTTATTTTTACACTTTTTTCGTTTTTTTGTAAAAAAGTAAGTCCATTTTTCGGGGATTATTCTTTCTCTTCAAATAAATAGTCGCCAGTTTGACCCTTTATTTTTCGATTATGTTTTTTTTCGTTAAATAAAATATCTTTAGGAATTCCTTTTGGGAATGCCTTACAAGTGAATTTTTTATCATTTATGAAATTTTTACAATTTAGACAACGAGAAAAGATTATCATTATTTAATTACCTTATTCAATATCTCCATATTTTGCAGAGAGTTCTCCAAAATGTTTAAGTATATACCAATTTTCTCTCCCTGTCAGGCCGGTTATTTCACTTTGTAATTTCCATGTTTCAAACATTAACCATTTAGTCCCAGTAGGATTCCCTCTATCATATTTATTACCTGCTCTTTGATGTTGTATCCACTTCTTTTTACTTATTTTTGTTCCCATTATTTAATCACCTCGTCTAAATATTTTTTTACATAAGTAGGTAATCTTTTACCATTGTTCAAAGTATAATCAGCAAATGCTTCAGCAAACGCCTCGCTCTTTGTTGATATTGACCCATATTTAGTTTCGTTGTACCATTTTTTAGCTATTTCTTCCCATCCCTTTGGCGACATTTTATTATAATAAATATGGCCAAATTCATGATATGGAACAGTTTCCCCCGTTGCATTGAAAAACCAATCAAATCCATGTTCCTTCTTATAATAAGCATTTATAGATTTTTTGCGTATTGTTATTTCATTAAAACTTTTATATCCATTTGAAAAGAAAACATTTTGAACGGGTTCTACTGTTTTAAAATTACCACCAAGTGTTTTTATTCCTTTATACTTCTCTATCCCAATTCTATCCATTACTTCTTTCGGATATGTTCCCTCTACATTCAGAGACATCCCATAAAATTCTTTATTTTTTCTTGGAATGCTTCTACTTGTGACATTTTTATATGTACTACTGTTTCCAATATAATCTGGTATAGCATCTTTAGGAACATCATTTAATGCTTTGTTAATTTTATTGGTCTTTTCAAGACTAAACCCCTTATAATTGCTTAAAGTTGCACCTTTATTAATGGCATATTCTTCCGCTTCCCCAATTGTCTTTGCAGGTGTAAAACTTGGCACTTTTGGAGCTTTTGGCCTTACCCCATCCATCACACTTATCCAGGCGCATCTGCAGGATGGGTGATCCGGCATCATTCCGCTTGCTTCCTCCAAGTTAAATCTATGCCCGTTTAAATCATTGCATCTGTCACAAGCGTCTGCATTCGCCGACCACTCAACTCTTTTATATCCTAATTGTTTATACCCCTGCAAAGTTCCCTCATTTTGTGCCCTTGCCGTTTCGGTTCTGGCTATCATATCAGCCCTATATCTATGCAATTTATCGGAATATCTTTTTGACATTTTGTCTAATTTTGCAGTAGTATATTTAGGATATTTTTTTAATAATTTTTCTCGATAGTGGACTACTGCTAAAGACTGTCTTTCAGTCAATCCAACTAAAGGGCGAATCTGTTTGGCAACTTTGCCCATACTTTGCCCTTCTTGGATTCCCGTTTTAATTAAAGTGTTAATCGCCTTTTTGGTATTGCCGTTAACTTCTACGATTAAAGTAGAGCAAATCTCGTTTACCTTATTTACTGCTTCAACATTAACAATATCAAAAGCCCCTTCGATTCCCGCAATCTTAAAAGCTTCGTTTCCCCCAGTTTCAAAAATTTCCATTGTAGTAGGCTTTACCATTCTAATTCCATCTTTTTTAAGTTCACCCCAATCTGTTAAATTAGCAACGATTCGCCCCACTTCGGTTTTTTGGAAAGACTTATTAATATATTTCTGGTTTAAAGCTTTTATGATTTTGGCATTTGTGTGATTCATCCACCTTACAATTACCGGGTACATAGTTTTAAAATTTCTGTCAAGTAATAGATTTTGCTCCCGGCGAATTTTTGTCTCATTCTTCATCGCCTTTGTTAGTCTTTCAAATGCCTCGTCAAAATCATAATATTGCTCTTTTGTTAACATATTTTATCCTTAAAGCTCTTAATATTTCTTCTTTCCATAAATCATATACATAACATAAAAGGCGAAATCTATATATTGATTTATTTGGTATTGATTCATTTACTTTTATGGTTAAAGCAAAAAATGATACTTTTAATAAGTATTTTAATCTCACAATTCTACCTTCTCAAAAGTCTTTTTCAAATCTCCCCGTAAATTATCTACGGCATCAATCAATTTTCCTTTGGCTTTTTCAACCTCTTCTGCTC